GTTGTTTCTGAATAGAATACTTCACCACCAACAAATGCAAGTGGGAGTTTTTGATATCCTACACCACTAGTTATCATTCTGACTCTTTGTATTGAACCAGTTGGATTTGCACCAGACTGGTCAAAGAGTATTTTGTTTTCTCCTGTTGACTGCAATCCTTCTTCTAGAATCAAAGTGGTTTCTTCTGGGTCTGCAAATACTTCTATAAGCGTTCCTGCTTGACCAACATATTTTGCATGAGAACTATCTGCATAATCTCCTGTAAATACAATTGAAGAACCATTGATACCAATGTTTGCACTACCTCGTACTTCTTCGAATACTGAAAATGAAATATTACCACCCTGTGAAGTTATGTTTTGAGTTGCATCTGACCTCTTAACTCTGACCAGAACTTTATCTGGGTCGTATACTAAAAGATTATTATGATTGTCTCTTCCAGAGAATGTAGTTTGTCCACTAGATGCAGTAAATTCAAATGAACCAAATGTAGTTCCACTTTCTAAAAGTATGTCACCAGATGTAGATGTAACTTCACCTAGTGCAAGTGTTCCACCAGAATCGGTGTTATCAAATACAACTAAGTCACCATCTTCATATCCTGTTCCTCGGTTAGATGGGTCTACAATGACTTTTTCTACTTTTGCATCTTCAATGTTACCTACAAGTGTAAGTGATTCTTTACCTACACCAAGTTCTGATTGTGGTAAATTAACTGTAACATTTTCTGATATAGAATACAATGCACCTTGAGATGCTTCTTCTGATTTCATTGCACCACCAATTACAGCTTCTGATTGTGGTGTATTAACTGTTTCTCTGACCATGATAGGTGTTCTACCATGAAGTTCATTTATACTGTTATCTGTTTGTGTTCCTTCTTCTAATAAGATAAGATTATTAACATCTGGATTTACATTGTCTGTTGCAGTTTCTAATTGTATTCCTTCTGTATCATCTGATTCAGATGCAAAGAATCCTGTTCCTGTTCCAGATTCAAGTCTGAACATAACATTACCATTGTCTTTGTCAAGGTCTGATACAATACCTCTTACTGTTGCATTGTGAAATTTTTCTGGTGTTTCTCTTGATTGTAATTCTACTTTGTCACCAATGTTTAATGAACCTATGTAAGGCTCCATGATTACCAATCGGTAAACATTATCTCCTTCTCCAGAAGTAACCCTCGTAATTGTATCTGCCTGTATATCGGTGACTACTTTACCTTCTTGTTTTTTTACTATCTTTCCTTTTGCATATTCAAGAAGATTTTTTTCTGAGAATAAATGTACTACTGTTGATTCTGTCCATTTAGAATCTGAGGGTTTTATGATGTTATCTCTTGGATAACTGATTTCTATATCTTCATTATACAATACTCTGAATAAGAAATCGTATGATGCCATACTACCTTTTGCAAGATAGATGTTGTTAATATGTTTTGCAAGTAATCTCTTATCTGCAATTATCTTTGTATCAATCGAAGGCATGAAGTCTCTTCGGAAGTATTCCAAAAAGTCTCCTGTTGTCTTATCTACATCTGCATAGTCTAACAGATTGTTTGCAGCGAACAATGCACCACCCTCAAAGGAATTAACCTTTGCAGTGTATCCACTATTCTGACCAACGATTGTTTCATCTGGTAAAAATTGTGCTTCGGTAAATATTTCACAATAAAGTTTATTAGATGTATTTCCTATAACATCTATTCTTGCAGTTGCACCAGATGTTGAACCAACTACATATTCACCAATTTCCCAAGAACCTGTCTGTGTTTGTCCAAGGTTATTTTGTTCGTACAAGAATTTTGCTTTATCTAAAGGTGATGGAGAGAAGGTTTCAGTTTCTTGTAAGACTGAACCTTCCCCATCTTCTAATCCTATTGTCTCAAGGACTGTGCCTTGTTCAAAGATAAGAATACCTTTCTCAAGAAAGTCAAAGTATGCAGTCAAGAACTTTTTGAGTCCTTGTCCTTCCTCACTGATATACTCTGGTAAGAGTTCATCAATCTGGTCTACTATTCTATCATTGAGAATTGGCATTATTAATTATCCTTATGCAATAGTGTAAGAGTTACCACCTATAACAACCCAACCATAAGTTGAACCTGTGTACAACAATTGTACACTGTCACCAGCTGAGTCAAGTTGTACATATGAACCACTAGTAAAAGTACCAGATGGAGTCACACGAACATTAGCACCACCATCGGATACTAATACAACATACTTGACTTGTCCAGTAGAACCATTTCCTAAAGTTAGGATATCAGTACCACTTGAACTTGAAGTAGCGTAGTGAGCAAACTTACCTACTGTTGCAGTTGCAGCGTTTGAACTGAAAGATACAGCTTCTGCTGATTGTGCAAATCCAAGGTAGTCTGGAAGGTTGTTTAAAACATTACTGACTGAAACCTTTTTGTTTACTGGAGTACCAGAAGGGTCGTCAATAACATGAAGCAAGTCTTCACCTGCGATGCCTGTCCCTAAGTCGGACAATGCTGTTACTTTTTTATCTGCCATTTTTAGTTCCTCTCTAATTTAGCATTTTATAAACCCACACCATGTGGGAATGTTACTTCATGCATACACATGAATCATAGTTTAGGAGTAACTAGAAGAGGATGTATATCCAACCCCAGCACTCGTATCACCAGAGGCAATGGTGTCTGTTGCACCAGTTACCTTAATCAATGATGTGTTGATGTCTAGAAGATTACTTCTATATGCAACTGCATCATATGAATTTGGTTTCACTGTAAAGTGAATTGTATCATCGGTATTAGATGTTTCTATTATGTTAATACCATTTATTGTTATTTTACCATTTGAATAGTCTACTGTTCCTGCTTGACTATCTGCATAAACTCTTGTTGAACCACTTAGAGAATATCGTCTTAGATTACCTTCTCCATCATCGTCAAAAAAGAAAATATCTGTAAATCCAGATACTAAGAATCCAGTGGTTTCTAAAATACCACCACCATGTTTGTTGTGTCCTAAGTGAGGATTATATAATCCATTTCCACTTCCAAAGTCTACAGTATAACCTTTAGACTGTGAGAAAGTAGGAGTCACAGTTTTTCTAAGTTTGACAGTTGTTATGTTCGAGAGAATCGAAGATTCTGCACTGTCTATGTCTGTTGCTAGAACTGAGTGCCTAAAGATACTATCAAACCCACTTAGATAGGTACTGTCATGTGTAATGATTGCAGCCCTTACTAGTGTTTCTAATTCAGATACAGTTTTAGTTGTTGCACGAGGATTGAACTTGAAGTTACAATCTACTAGAATGTCAATGACATCAGCATCTACTATTTCTGGTCTGACTGTTAACATATTTAGTTTTCTCATCTTATCTCTTAACAAAGTTTTTTCAGATGAGGTTAATTTGTTTACATTCTGAGAAGGTTTAATTGCAATGAATATCTTTCCATATTGTGGTGGGTCATTATCTTCACCACCCCAGACAGAAATTGAATCTGCGCCAGGGTATAGAGTTTGCAGTTTAGACTTATAGTCGTCTACTGTTACCAACCTGTTTTGTGAGGTGTAAAACTTTGAAGCTGCAAATCTAATTGATTCGATACCCTCTTTATCCTTACCACCAACTGAGGCAAGTTTGTTTATAATTGTTACATCGGAGTTACCACCAATTGTATCGGTCATAGTAAATGATGTAGCACCCTCTGCATGTTGTTCATTCGTTACTAGATATGATATAGTAATAGTGTCACCATCTAATGGTTCTGCACTAATAACACCATCACCAAAGTACACTTCAAATTGTCCTTGGTCGTTTTCTTGTACATACCATACTTTACTATCTTTGTCTACACCACTAATGTCTTCTGACTTTGACCATGCAGATGAACCACCACCTGTTGATTGTACTGTAACTGTAATACTAGATGTATCTACTAGTTCTTCTGTTAGTGGGAATCTTTGATTTTGAATTTGTCCATTGTATGCAAAGATATCAGAGTTCATTTTACCTTGATAGATATCTAAGTCTTCAAATTTAAATACACCATTCAATGGGTTTATTGTTCTAGAGGTAAGACAAACATATGGATACGATACTCCATCGTATACTGTTTTAAATTTATGACCTCTACTAATTGTTAAAGAGGTAGGAGTCTCACCACCAATCAAAGGATTGTTTACTTGTAAATCTATTGTTGCCATTGAGGCAGTTGCACTTGTAGGAGTATATCCTATTTCTTTTGCACGAGAGACTACATTCTTTCTTATTTGTGCAGTATCCAAGAACAACTCAGATGCAACCATGTTTGCATTGAAAGCTGATACATGTGAACTGTATGCAAGAAGGTCAATCAATAAACTGATATTACTACCTTCAAAGTTGTAGTCTTTAAGAGTCGATTGACCCTTAAGATATTCTTTTAGATTAGATGCAATATCATCGAAATCTAAATCGGTGATATTGACTTGTGAACTTTTTACTGTGGCCATTATCGTACTCTCTGTAATATTACTTCTAATTCTTGAGGTTCTGCAACCCCAACAATACCATAGTGTAAGTTGACATACATTCTGTTACCTCTGTCTTGATTTAGATATATGTTCTGAACTCTTACTCTAGGTTCGAAACTTTGTATTGCTTCATTTATCTGTTTTCTAATTTCGTATTTTGTAATGTCGTCTGCAAGTTCAAATAGGAGTCCCCTAAGATTTGCACCAAAGTTTGGTTTAAAGGGTCTTTCATAATTGTTGGTCAACATAATATTTCTAAGTGACCTTTTGACTGCATCGTTATCTTTTTTCAAAACTAAATCACCAGAAGAAGGATGTGGATTCAGATTCAAATCGATATCTGTATACCACCTTCTTGCAGTAATTTTATTTTGGTTTGTGACATAGTTATTACTCATAATAGTATTTATGCACCTTCAACGACTAGTTCGACAACATCTATTTGTTTTGGGAAACCAAGTACTGATAAAAATGTACATAGAGTAAATGGAATCGGAATCTCTGATGGTATAAAGAATGAAATTAATTCAGTAAGTTTTGCAAGACAAGCTTCAAACAATATTTGAGGTAAGTCTTTTATAAAAGTTCTAAACCTTTCAAACAATCTTTGTTCATCCCATCTAGGAAAATCTATTTGTTTATCTTCATTTTTCAAATCAATTAAATCACCTAGAGTTTTCGGTAACACCTCTTCCAGACCTAGTATAGATGGAACTTCGGAAACAAAAGGTATTTCTGTTTCAAGTAAATAATCTCTAAGTTCAACACCTGCTTCTTCAGCTTCTTTTCTAAGTTGTTTAAATAATGCATCTGCATCAAACTCATATCCACCATTAGGAATTGACTTAACTAGTTCTAAGAAGAATCCTATAGGGTCTGGTAGGGTTTCTATAATAGTCTCTAGTGGTTCTTGCTCTAGTAGTTTTGCAATTGCAGACATACCACTACTTTGTATTAACTTTTGGAGTTCTTCAATCATCTCCTTCCATGCTTTCTGTAATTGAATATCTGGAATGTCTATACCAAATTCACCATTCCAATTCTCTGCACTAAAGTCTTGCATTAAAGATTCTATTGCATCAATACCAATCTCTTCTTTTAATTGTTTTAGAAGTTCTGCTTTATAGCCTGGGTCTGAAAATAATCTTTGACAATCTACTTCTATACCAAATGGTGGTACTGGAACTGTTAATGGGACTCCTAAAAATTCTGCAATCTTAACAATCGGATATAATTTAAATTCCTCAATGATTGCTTGTATTTTTCCTTCCCATTCTAATTCTGGAATATCTAAATCACTTGGCCAAGTAAAAGATAATGGGAATGCACCTAATATTTCTTCAATGGGTTGAATATATTCCCACCCATAAGTATTCCCAATATGAATTATTATTTTTTCTAGGTCGTCTGCACTCGGAATAACAACTTCTGGACAATCGACTGCAATCGGTTTTTTAGTTTCTACTTCGGACATAATTAATCGTACTTAGTACCATTAATTGATACTTTACCTTTTAATTTAATTGCACCATTGGAAGTAATATTACAATCACCATCGGTAGTAATAAAAACATTACCACCATCTTTAGTATTTCCTTTTTTAGTAATTAAATTATAATCACCATTTGCAAGTTCTATATCTGCACTACCAGATATTAATATTTTTTTATCCTTCATTATTATTTCATAGGAATCATTAGAGACCTTCATGGTTTGAGTCCCATCTGCAAGTACTTCTAAGCGAGTACCAGACCTATGATACATGTGGAGTCTTTCTGCCCCTGGCGTATCGTCCATTTCTAAGACATGACCAGACTCGGATTCGATGATATGTGCAAAAGGATAAGTAGGATTAACTAAGTTCATACCACGACTCGGTTCTCTGACTGTACCACCTCTGGTTCTTTCTATCATAGTATTCGGATAGGCATCAATGGTTGATTGCATAGTTCTATGCACATCGGATAAATCCAATTTAGTATATTCTTCTCTAGGGAAATTCTCTTCTAGGTTTCTTGCTTTACCCTCATCAATAATAGTCCCCTCGCCACCTAATTTAAATTCTAATTTATTCGGCCTGACTGGGCATTGGTCTAGAGTTAATCCAAAATTAAAGTTTCTTCCAGTACTACTATTCTTCTGGCCATCCACTGAGGATTTAAAAGTATTAAAATCTGCATAACGAGAGTCATTAAATCCTTTTTCTGGAGAGCGAGATATTTGCTTATTCGCATCGGCACCATCGATTTTATATTTATCAGAGGGCCTGCCAAAAAGACTGCCAATGACTACAAAGTCTTGCATATCTCCCTCGTCTCGGAAAAATCCCATAACAGTAGACCCATCGACCAATCCATGAGGAGAAAGACCAAGACCAGAAAGACTCGGAGAAGTGGTCGGCATAAGGACATCTGACCATGGTAAATCACCTGTAGAGATTAATTTCTTATCATCGGTATGCAATCCATAGATACGCACGCGAACTCGACCCAAATTTAATGGGTCAAATCGGTCTTCGACCACTCCAGTGTAGAAATTATTCTGCAATCCCTTAAATTCAGGCATTTTCCTTATCCTCTATGTAAAGTTTCTTCTCCAACCCCAAAAGTTCTCTATAAATTCGGTCTTTAGGGTCGATTATTTTAATTTTTGGCTGATGATTCTTCATTTTACTCCCACCATAGTGAGGATGAGACCCATCATGTATATAACAATAGGAGCAAATGATTAATTCATCTCCTATATTGGTTAAATGGGCACCAGCACCATTGACTGATACCTCATTTGAACCTCTTGGTAGTGGTAGAACATAGGTTGTATGCCGATTACCATTGGTTTTATTGTAGACATCGACTTG